CCATTTTATGTCCTCCTTCATTGGACTGGTTGTTGTAGTATGGAATTCCATACTGGTTTGGTTAACACGTTACTGTTACACACACTTACCACTGGGCACGAAACGTACCGGTGCCTTCGTAGAAGCTGATGTCACTACCGCTTGTTCCTATGCACTCGGTTGTACCTCGCATACTCCCGTGTATCGACATGCTTAAAAAAGTGCATCGTCTCGCTCGAATACATATACATGTAGTGATACTTGGCCTCCTCATCCATCCCGTTACGGATGGCATCATCGAACGCGTCCTTCGGGTGCAGCATCGTGCGCCCATGCTTGTACCACATCTTATCTTCCGCTGCGCTGTATCTCATCACTCTAACTCCTTTCTGATTGCGTACACTTCTTCCCAATACACTGCGCTCCCATCCTTGTCGTTGTAAACAACTGACAATTCCGTCGTTCGCTCGGCAGTATCAATGAGGCAATCGAGCATTTTTAGCAGTGATGATTTACCCACAGCCATGCTTTCTGTCTGCTCTCGCAGAGATTTTGTCCGGTCCATGTCGTTCTCCTCCTTCAGTTTGAGTTCTATCCACTTGTCTGCGCGTAGGATTTCCACAAAGTGTAACGCTTGGTGTAACTCTCCCAGATCACCGTTCATGGCTTCTTGGATTGCAGAACTAATCCGATCTAACACATAGTCATTAATCTCGTTCTCCCTACTAGTGTGTTTTACAAGTCTATGGTCGGTAGGCTGCTGATAACGTCTTCTACCACCGATCTGGTTTCGGCACGCAGGTGGCTGTCCTCCTTGAGCGCCTCGGGTGATATCGGCAACTTACCGACACCGCGAAACTGATCTTCGAGCTTGGTGCGTATCGCCTCCATCTGGGTATCACCCGTCAGGTTGCACGTCTTGAGCATGTCGATCATATCAAGCACACCATCGAAGGTCGTATTGTGCAACGGCTTGCGCTTCTCACCCTTGTTGTAGTCCAGACTGTTGTGCAGTCGTTCGAGATACTTGCGGGTACGGTTGAACACATCACCCATCGCCTTGGTGATCTGCGCCTCGTAATGCTCCTGATATTGTGTTTTCAGGAGTGCCGCTTGCTCGTTGCCCATGTCAACCCGAAAGTCACCGGCCTCGGGCACAGGTGAATAGGTCACGTTGAACGCAAACTTACGGGCCAGCTCGTGCACAGAAACATAGTCGGCATCGTTGAACAGGTCGCCCAACTTGGTGCGAGACTGGATGATCTCCCAATCGTACACATCGAGGAACGCTTGCACCAAACGATTGAACTCTTGCTCGAACGCTGTCATCTGCGCTTGATAATCGAAGAACATGGCAGTCGGAACTAATCGCTGACCGAGATCTGACCACGGCATTGTCAGGGTATAATGTATGTTGCGGGAATTGGCAACGAAGTCTTGAACCGCTCTCAACTCGGCGCAATCACCTAGCAACTTCTTACTGACGTTGGCGGTGCCTGACTTAGCATTATTTTGCAAGGTGACCTGCGCTGATGCGCTCTTGTCTTTCTTGCGTCCTGTCCAGACCGACGCGCTAAACTCGACGATCATGGCGCTTGATTGTATCGACGGAGCCGACACGTTGGGTACTGCTGTTAACATGTTATCCATTCTTATATCTCCATAAGATGTTTATGTGACGCAGTATGGAATTCCATACTGGGTGAAGTGCTGACGGAATGCCCCACTCACAAATACATTATGACACAGTTAGCGTCTGATGTCAAATGATGAAGGAGGGTCGAGTATGGTGTAGTTGTGTGTAGTACAGTGAATGTTCTTGAATGTTCCGGTAATGTTCGGTTGGAAAATGGCGCAAGTTATTGATAAGCAAAGAATGTAGTGAATGTTCGGTAATTCTGGTGAGGAGACTCTAGCTCCGCCTTAGAGAGAAGGCAGGAGATTTTTAGGAACAAAGGAGCTGATAAGATGTTAGAGAGACGGTTTGAATAAAAAGAGAGTTAAGTAATTTTATTTACAGAACATTATTAAAATATATATATATATAGGGCTTTTTGTATCCAAGACAATAGACCCAACTACACGAGATTACACGGAAATACACCAAACATAATGTAGTAGAACGTAGTCGTGATTACCGAACATTGCAGGAACATTACCCCTTTTTACCGAACATTGCGGAACATTACCGGTATGGAATTCCATACTGCGCTAGACGCGCCGTGCTACTACGGGAACTGGTATCAACAACGTGTTTCTCTGTCGGCTCGACCTGATGCGGCGCGCTACTACGGGAACTGGTATCAAATTTATTTGAGACAAAAAAAAGCCCCTCCGAAGAGGGGCCGGTTGGTTAGTGCTTGGGTTCGATGTTGCCTAGGTCAGCCAAGATATCATTCAGCCTACCCAGATGTTGCTGAGTCTTGAATCCTTTCGGTAATTCATTCTCAGGGTTTAGCAGTAATTTCTTGGCAGAGTCTAGCATTGCCGCCAAACGTTCAGCCGGTGACTTCTTACCGTTCGCTTTATCTTCCTTAGCCTTGCGTATAGCCTCATTCGGATCCTCGCCGTTAGCCTCAGCCTCAGCCCGAATCAATCGCGCCGATAGAAGCGTGCGGTAATCCCGAATAGCAGTGCTTACTTGACTCTGCTCCCCCGCTCGGTCTTTCCATTGTTCGGCTGTCATGTCAGCCTTTTTGGTCAAGTATCGATTCAGTCCAGCTTGATTGAATTTATGCAGTGTGACCCGCTGCTTTAGCCATTGGTGCGTTTCAGTGCCTGCCGCTAGATCATCTAAGGTCCAGCCGTTGGCTTGTAAGGCGTCAGTCATGGCACCCCGCGCAACTAGTGCAGCGGTCTCTTTTCGTTCTTTAGCCTTAATCAACCCATCGACCACAATGCTCATCTTGCCGTTGAATCCCATTACTACTGTTCCCGCTTGTTTTTGATTACTCATAATTTATATCTCACTTTTAAGTTTTAGTATCAGTATGGAATTCCATACTGCGGGCCAAGGGTTAATCCCTTCGACTTGTAAACAAGTTAACACGAGATCCCGTATTGTCTAGCAATACCTAGGGTCGCGTGATGATCTGGATCTGGCTGGATGGATGCCCGTTTTCTGGCATGGCGACCCCTACCTACCCCCTATGCACCACTTCTCCTACAGGGACTCCAGCATTACTATAGCATTACTAATTTACACGAATAGTGACCGTTTTTTTGAGTTCAGACCCCCCACCCCCCTCTATATAGGAACACCCCCCGGTAGGAGTCCCAACTTCTTGTTGCAAAAAATTATTTTTGGTGTAAATTGGTGCCATTAGATACTAACCAGTGTATATCTATGACAGTGATGCTTCAGCCAGAAGTCGGTATACCCATATCAGCGGACATGCCGTACCTAGATCTTAAAGTCCGTGCGGAAGCTGCGTGTAACACTGCTTTGTTATTGGCAGAACACGGGCTAGACATCACCCCAAACAAAGAAGACAAAGACGTAGCGGCTGGTATATCAATAGATTACGCAGAGAACCCAGAGAAAACCTCTAAAACACTATCAGTTACCCGCTCTTCTAAGCTAACACCTGCCTCGTTAGTACTTACTAACAGCATCCTGCAAGAGTTTGGACAGTCTGTGGCCGAGAGTGCCACCCAGATACGACATCTTGTCACCAACAAGCTCCTGTTAGAGTCAGAGAACCCAGACCCACGGGTAAGAATCCGTGCCCTAGAGCTGTTAGGTAAGATCTCAGACGTTAGTTTGTTTGCAGAGAAGTCAGAAGTCACTATAACGCACCAGTCTACGGACGATCTACGTGCCAAGCTGCGTCAAAAGCTGGAGAAGTTGGTCAATCCGCCAGAAGAGTTGGGTGCCCCTATCGTATTTGAGGGCGAAGTAATCGACATTGACGCTGAATTAGGTATAGAACCGGCTAAACCCGAGGTAGACGAAGAGTATGACGATGAGTGAAGTCGCATTTGACTTTACAGAGGATGAAATCCAAGTGATGTTGGATAATCTTGACGAGTATACGCAAGATGAAGTCCTTGAGATCGATAAATTAGTTGAGGAACTGAGCGCACGTAAGAGAAGTAAGTTAGCGTACGACGATTTGATAGAATTCTGCAAGGCGATGATGCCTGAGTTTATTGTGGGTAAACATCACCGCATACTGGCCGACATGCTGATGGCAATTGA